ACAACCCAGAGGACTTAGAAGTAAGGATTAATAGTACAGCTAAAGAACTACAAAATTATCCTGTTGATATTGTCCTTAAATCTATCTCAGAAGTACAGAAAACAGAGAGATATTTCCCTAGCTTTTCTGTCTTTTTCAAACACATCTTATGGAGGTATGAATCACGTAAACAATTTCTTATTGCATTAGATAGAGAAGGAGAGAGGTTAAACAAATGTTAGAAGCATTGTTATGTATGAGCCTAAACATTTACTTCGAGGCTCGGTCTGAATCTGTACACGGACAGATTGCAGTAGCAGAAGTAACATTGAATCGGGTTCAATCAAATGAATATCCCGATTCAATTTGTGGAGTTGTACTGCAGGAGAACAAAGATGGTTGTCAGTTTTCTTGGTGGTGCGATGGACGATCTGACAAACCAAAAGAAAAACATTCATTTAAAAGAGCAAAAGCAATTGCTAAGTTAATGATTGAACAAGGAGATTATATATCGGTAGTAGGAAAGGAAGCAACACACTACCATACCGAAGATGTCACCCCATATTGGAGTGATAACTACATACATGTAGTACAAATTGGTAAACATATTTTCTATAAAAAAGAAAATCATCCTTTACTAAGACCACATAATTTGATAGAATTAATTCAAGGAGAACACAATGAATAGATTAGGCTTTATAGGTGGCAGTGATGCTACCAGAATCATGACAGGTAATTGGTATGACCTTTGGGCTGAGAAAACACAGCGCAAAAAACCAGAAGATTTGTCTAACAATCTAGCAGTACAGCTAGGTACACACACAGAATCATTTCACATTGATTGGTTTTGTAAACAAATTAATTCTATTACTCAACTTTCTTTGCAACCAAGTAAACTTAGAAAACAAGTAGCATATGATTGTATAGAAGATGGTGTACCATACAAAGGTACAGTCGATGCACGTTTGCAATCTGCTATACTTGAATGTAAACATACAAACTCTTTTACCAATATGAAAGAACAGCTTGCTCGTTATATGCCACAGCTACAATTTTATATGCACATATCTGGTGTAAAAGAATGTTACTTATCCTGTATCTTTGGTAACAATACATGGGATTACAGAAAAGTATCTTGTGATAACGAGTATATACATCATATGAACGAAACAATCAGAGCGTTCTGGACCTGTGTAGAAGATGATACTGCACCTACAGATCAGATCGTACCAGAAATAAATACGGATAAAATACGGATAGATGATATGGTACGCAGAGATGCAAGTGCCGATAACCATTTCATTAGTATCGCCCATGACTTTATAGATACTATGAAAGATGCCAATTCAAATAAAGAATATAATAAGATGCTTAAAGAATTGGTAGCACCAAACGAGAGAGAAGTTTACTCACCTATACTTACTATCAAGAGAGATAAACGTGGCTCTTTAAGAATAACAACATCAAATAAGGAGAACTAAAGATGGCAACTAAAGAAGAAAAACAATCAGCACTTGACTGTTATTTAAAAGCGCAAACAGAAATGGGTAAAGCATTAAAGAACGCAACCAACCCACATTTCAAAAGTCATTACGCAGACTTAGCTAATGTCCTTGAGGCTTGTATGGAAGCATTTCACAATAATGGATTTATACTTACACAACCATCTGGTCGTGATGAAGCAGGTAATGATTATGTAGATACAATACTTACCCATATAACAGGTGCAACATTTGTATCAAGAGTACCTTTGATCTTAGAAAAACAAACTATGCAAGGTTTAGGTTCAGCAATTACTTACGCTCGTAGGTATGGTGCATTACAAATGGCAGGCATAGCACCAGAAGATGACGATGGTAATGAAGCATCAAAGACACCACGCAAAGATTTACCAATTCCAATTAAACCAGAAACAGAAGGAGATTTTTAAATGTCAGACTATGACAATACAAACAAGGGTGCGGCTTTCGCACCCTTCCCAGATCAGAAGTTTATTCTAACAGGTAAACTTGATGTAAACGGTATTGAAAAACAATGTGTTTACATTTCAGGAGAAACTAAAGGTGGTAAAAAAATTATCAGAGTGTACCAAGAGCTAGGTATTATGTTTGAAAATGAAAGCACCAATGAAAAAGCACCCAATTATTCTGGTAGTTTGCAAGATCATTTAGGAGAAGAAATGAAAATTGCAGCTTGGAAAAGGCAATCAGAAAAAGGAAACTATCTTAGTGTATCTGTATCTGAGAAAGATAATAATAAAAACAATGCTAATATTGACACTAAAGATTATTTAGATGAAGATACTGAAGTACCTTTTTAAAGAACATATGTAGAGGCATATGTAGTGTTCTCCGATACTAATCTATTTGCCTCAACTTGGGCGAGGGTTGTGTTGTTGTGGCAACCCTCGTTCTTTTTTTATAGGAGAATAAAAAAAAACCCCCGACGAGCCAACCAAGAAGCTCAAGTCGGGGGTAGTTTAGCTAAGGACTTGGGAGAAATTCTTAGCTAATCATACGCATCCTTTGAACAAGACGATCTGCCCTGTTAGGAACGGTACGATACCATTTACTATCGGTCATTTGATTGGCTGCTTCATTCCAATCTCTATCCTCAATAGCTTTATTCATTTTTTTAAATGCTTTCATTTTTGGCAAACCCATATTAAACATCATGTTCCCTACGATCTGCTTACATTCTTCAGGTAAAGAATTAAAATCATTGTGCAATCTTTTACAATCATCAATGACAGACTGAACATCCTTATCAAAAACTTCCTGCACCCTTTTCTCAGATACAGATTCACCAACTTCCATATCATTTTCAGGATCACCTGAAATTGTAAGATGCCCAATTCCAAAAGTTTTCTTATCGAGGTGATCTAGATATACTTCATACTTCACACCCTCATCAATCTCTAACTGCTTTCTCAACTTATCTATATTCATTTCGCAACTCCCTTTGCTTTTTCAAAACTACGCAAACCACCAAGACCTAACATACCCATTAACACTGTTAATAAACTACCCATATCAAACTCAGGTATAGGTGGTATCTCTATACCTGTAAAGGCAACAACAAATAAAATACAAGGACTAAGAATAAAATGGTACAGTAAAGCTATACCACACACCCAACCTACAAAGGGTCGCCACCCACCCTTGAACAAAGAACCAGACTGTGCTTCTGCTTTATTAACTTCTACCTGTGCAAGAGCAATCTGCTGTGCATGATTGTCTGCCATCGTCGCCAACTCATGAGCTAACTTAGCCTTCTGATCTTTGTCCTCTATAACCTTATCTAAAATACCAGTGACAGGACCAATTAAATTATTTAATAAACTCATTCTTTTTTTCCACTTCCTAAGAATACAGCAAACGCTCCTGTTAATGCACCTGTCATCACAGACGGTAAAGCTGCTTGTTCAAGTGAGGGGTCAGGCAGAGAAATAAACCATTCAATAACTCTATATGTCATTATAATTAACGACAACATAATAAGTCTAGGTATAATTCTCCACTTGTCTAAATGTTCTGGTGTCATTTTATTAATAACCAATAGGGTTTATATTGTAGTGCGTGTAAATAACTTAGAAGTAAAAATGAAATCGTAATAAAAATTATAATTTTGTTGCTTAACATCCATGTGATTATTTCATTTTTAAAGCAAACCATAACATTCCTGCAGCACCACATGCTGTTATAATTAAAGCTATAATAATTCCAAACAACTGTTTGATTTCATTAGCTCTTCTTATCGCTTTGTACTTACCCTCACGTTCAGAAACTTTAGCTTGCCTTCTGAATTGCTCAAACTTGTTCCAACCTTTCATGCCTCTGGTAGAAATAATAATATCTCGAAGTTGACGTTCGTAATCCAGTGCCTTCTCATAAGCAATGTAGCTAGACAAAGGGTCTGATTTACTTTCACCCTTTTTGTGAGCTTCTTTAGCTCCGTCAATAAAAGAAAAAAGATTGTTTAAATCTTTGCCCATAGCAGACAAATCTTTTCCGATAGCAATGCCTTTTTTTATAGCTGTGAAAGCTAAGAGAGATGCGGAAATTGGGTCCATATTAATCTCATTCTGCTGCCTCTAAGTGAGGCGTATTAGTTAAAGACTGCTTATCCAGAATCTTAAACCCTCGTCGAACAGTGAATTTTTGTGGATCTTTTTCAAACTTATCAGCGCACTTTTCCAACCATTGCATTGTCATTTCGTGTGAAGGTTCTTCACCTTTGGCAATCATTGCATTTTCTATTTTTAAATAATTAAATAGTTCTACTTGTGCAGCTGCTCCATTGATTCCTAGATCAAAAAAGTATATATGATTGCCTTCGTCTATTACCCCACCCTTTGTTCGAGCGGCAGACAAGGCTTGTTTCATAGCAGTCATAACGTGGTAGCGAGCTTCTTCACGCTCATACATTTCTTCAGTAACTTCTGTAATACCTAAATGCTTAAGTAAACTTTCGTATTGATTAACAAAGAAGTTCAACTTTCTTATAGCACCCTGTACAAAATTTTGTGCATTTGTGGAATGAGTTCGCAACTCTAATATCTCTACTTCCAACATTTTTCTGTCTAAATCATCTTTACATTTTTCTAATTTACGTTCTTTCTTTTTTAACTTTATTACTTTTTTCTGCATATTAATGTGAGCATCTTGCAATGCAGTTTTAGTTCGTTCAACTTCAGCCAAGCTATGTTTAATACTTCGTATAGGCGAAATAGCTGTTACATCTAATGTTACATACATAAATTGAGAATGAGATTTATAAAAATTCGAACAAGCATGTTGGACTTCAGGCATCTTTTCTTCTATGTTTTCAAGCATAGTTCTGTATTCTGGCTTACAATCTATCAAAGAAGTTTCAATATTTTTTACTATTAATTCATTACCCATTAAGTTCCTCCAAATCATTCCAAATTCTAGTAGCTGCAGTTTCAGGAACAAAATCTTCTTCACTACCATCTCTAGTCATTTGTATCCATCCATCGCTTACACTTGTAAGATATGTAATTAAATCATTCTTACTTGTAATTTCACTTATTGCACTTGAGATATCTGCACCATCGTCAGCAATGCCAAGTATAATCCAATCTCTAGGACTAGCTGTACTACTATCTTCGACAGGATACATTCCACCTGTTCCTTGCGGCACACCCCTTTTTAACCATGTAGGTATTGTGCCTTGAGCTGTTAATCTATATTTTACTAATTTATATGCCATTTATTTACCCTGCTGATGCTGCACAACCATTGCCTGATGCTTGCCCATAAAGCATACTTGCAGTTCCCCCTCCTGCTAAATCCCCCCAGAGAACACCATTACCTAAAGTCCCAATAGTAATTTTCGCTATTCTTTTTTCTTCTGTAGCACCACCTGCTGTTACTCCTCCATAAAATAAACCTATTGTTGCATTTGCTGCGCTACATGTCCCCGACATTTTATTCTGCCCACTGGCATAATAAGGAGTACCAAAGTCCGTAGCATTACCTAAAGTGGCTATTTGAACATATGAATACATCGCATTAGTGACATGACCCTCATCAAAAACAGCTCTTGTAGAACTAGCACACCCAGAACATCTCGCTGTAGCATGATTTGTATCACCAAAGTCCCCTGCCGTTCCACCTGAACTTATAGTTGAGTAATCCATGTCTGCATTAAGACCTACAGACGCATCATCTCCTGCATAGAAAATACCTCGTGTGGCATTTGACGCATTTCCACACCAGTGCCGAGGCTTAGTTAAACTCCCGAAAGAGGTTGAATCTGCTGCAGTAGCCATCGTGACCTTTTCTATTGTATTTACAGTAGTAGGACTTGTAATACCTAGATTAAACACACCTACGGTGGCGTTATTAATTTGCCCTATTCCACCAAGTCTACATGCTGCAGAAGTATCGCCAAAGTCAGAAGCGTCAACTCCTGATGATGCTGCTGTAAAATATTCTATAACATTAACATTAGACCCTGTTGTGCCACCTGCAAAAATATTTCTTGTTGTGCTGCAAAAACTACCACTAATACCATATTTTCCTGCACTTAAATCAGCAAAATCAGCAGAATCCCCTGCTGATTCAATTGTTATTCTTTCTACACTATTAAATGCAGCACCAGTAGTATTACTATAGCCTAATGCGTTAAGAGCATAAGGTATAACACTACTAGCTCCATACCAATCATCAAAACTCATTTCTGCACCAGACGATGCACTGATTAATCCACGAATATCACTATCATTAATAGTACAGGTTGTCCCTGAAGAACCCCCTGCCTCAATGTGCATTTCGTTCAATGATATTGCACCACTGGATGTTAAGGGCATAATTAATAATCCGTAATAGTTTCAATATGTTCTTCTAGTTTTTTAATTTTAGATGACAATTCTTTAACAGCTTCAATCAATGCTCCTGTCAGTCTGCCATAGTCTACACTCTTAGTGCCTCTTTCATCACCTGCTGTAAGCACAATTTGCGGAAATACTTCTTCTACTTCTTGAGCTATAACACCAAGCTGTTGTCCACCATCTACGTTATCATTTCTAGTGTATGTTACACCTCTAAGTTGTTCTATCTTCTCAAGACCGTTTTCAAGCGTTTGAATGTTGGACTTTAATCTTATGTCTGAATAGGCAGTAATGTTGTCATTAAATGTAGCAGCACCTGCTGCGGCCATATCTAAGGTTAATGCAGTGACTGGTGAACCGCCATCATTACCTTGAAAAATCATGCTTTTGTTAGACACAAGAGATTTAATTGTTAAATTATCCGAGTCTAAACTAACGTGACCTACATTTGTGCTGCCATCTTTAAAAATAATTTCGTCACCTGCAGCATCAAGAATAATATCCGCAGCTCCATCAATTGTTAAATCTCCAGAGCTTAAAGCAATAGTAGTTCCATCAATAGTTATATTGTCTACAACTACACCTGCGTTAGCTGTAACTACTCCATTAAATGAAGCCGCACCTCCGTTACCACCATCAAGCGTTAGAAATGTTGTATCAGAAGTGGAAGTAGTACCTTTGAAAATAATATCTGTATTATTCCCTTGTGCATCAAGAGTTATGTTACCTGTCGATGTTGCTATTGATACTGCTGCATCACCTGCTCCTATGTCATCAGCAGCAGTTGGGCTTGTTGATGCAGAAATATAAGTTTTAATTCTGGAAGCAGCGACTTTTTTATTAGTACCTCCTGCACCATCATCAATAATAAATAAGTCGGCATCGACAATCGCAGCACCAATGTCCGTTCCACCATCAATATCTAAAGCCGTTAAGGCTACTTTGTTTGCTGTAGAAATAGCTGCTAGTTTTGTGTCGGCAATAGCTGCACCAGAGGCAACACTTGCATTAACAACTGCATTAGCTGCTAGTTGATCTGCACCAACTGCATCATCTGCTATCGTAATAGCACCATTTGATGCCATTGTTACATCACCACTTATTGCTACAGGATTGTAGTTGGTGCCATCAGCTACAAGCATATGACCACTTGTATTGGTTGCCATAAATAAATCATCACCAGAAATTGTTAAATCACCAGTAACTGTAAAGTTAGTTCCTTCAAGTTTAGCACCAACAACTGAACTTCCACCATTCATATTTGTAAATAAAATATTACCAGTTTCTGAACCACCCGAAGCTGTGCCAATTTGTGATTGGATTAAACTAAAGTTTGTTGCGTTACCACCACTATCTCTGCCATGAAATTTTATTTCGCCCAAAATATCGTCGTCTTGTCCTGCAGGAGAACTGCCACTACCACGCTTTCTATACATCGCTAAAACTGGGCCAGATGAAGCATCGTTATCTTCATTATACAATGACAAATCCATTGACGAAACCTCAGACCATCTATAGGTACTACTTCCTAAAGCAATTGCATTATCCGACCCCCCTCTAAAGGTAGATAAAAACATTTTGTATCGACCTGCATTTGCAGCAATATCAAAGTCTATTTGATTATCAGTGCTAAAATTTAAATTGTTGTCTGCATCTCTACCTACTTCTAAAGACGTATTGAATACCGATGTAATACCTGTTTGTGCTGCATCAACACCAATTACACTTGAAGATGCCGTTAATCCAGTACCTGCAAATAGTGTGGCTAGTGAAGCAATGGTTGTTAGTTGTTCAGTAGAACCATCTGAATCTAATGTAGCTAACTTATCTCCGTTGACAGGTGTTACATCAGATAATTCTGAAAGGTCTAAGGCTAAAGAAACTGTACCACTCGTACCACCACCAGACAATCCAACACCTGCTGTTACACCTGCTATATCACCAGACGCACTAGCCCATGATGGTAAACCTGATGCTAAAGTTAATGTTTGACCATCACTTCCTTTGGCTAATCTTACATAGCCTGTTCCACTGTTATATAATATATCACCAGAAGCATCGGACCCTATATTGAAACCATTATGAAATGTTACTACACCACCATTACCTATTGTCATGGAATCATCACCATCAGTAAAAGCAATCTTAGTTGTTTGCACTTCACCTGCTATATTTGCATCACCAGATATATCTAAAGAAGCACCATCAACTTCGCCTGTTACAGTAATACTATCAACAAAAGCATCTTTCCAACGAACACCAGTAGAACCTAAATCCACATCACTGTCAGCTTGTGGTCCAAATATATTATCACCGAGATAAACTTGCTCAACATTAGCAGCATAGAAATGAATTTCATCTGCTGTTTCAAAATCAATCTTAGTTTGGTCATCTTCACCAATTTTAATATCGGTAGCTAAGAGAGAGGTAATACCTGTTTGTGCTGCATCTACAGCAAAATCTATATTATCATTAGTTGTATCATAAGTAACAGTAATCCCAGATTCATCATTACTAGATAACATATTTGTACCTACGGTATCTCGAATATATGTCGCAAGTGCTGTACCATTAACAGTAATAGTGGCTGCTTCTAGTGTACCGTCTATATCCGCATTTCCACTTATATCTAAAGTTGCAGCATCTAACTCACCTGTAAGAGTAATATTTCTAAACCCTGTAATATCCTTATTAGTATCTACGATTGCAGCTTTGCTTGCTGCAACTGTACCTGCTGTGACATCATCTAAGGCTTCTAAATCATTTTCATTAATTGCTGCTGAACCTATAACAAAAGATGAAGCTGTAATTGTACCGTCAGATGTTAAATTACGAATGGTGGCTAGATCACGATTAGCATCTACTTGTAGAAATTTACTTGCTGCTACAGTTCCTGCTGTTACACCATCAATAGCTGCTACTGCATCAGGAGAAGCATAGGTCTGCACTTGAACAGCACCAGTAGAAGAATGAAAAGAAAGAACCTTACCAAGACGATCTGCTTTATCTGGTAACTCCATACTTACTGCTGCATCATCATCAGCTAAACGAATAGAACGTGTAATGGTATCATTCAAATCAGCTTGTATAGCTACAAATCTATCAAGCTCAGTATTTAATGTACCAACAGCAAATGCACCAGATACAGGAAAGTCAGTTGTTCTTTCTAAAGATATCCCTCTAGTAATAATAACAGTCGATCCACCAGTTCCACCTGTAACAGACATAGAAATAGAACCTGTAGTACCATCTCCACCTGTCACACTGTAGTGAGTCGTAAGCGTTTTCTTTGTACCATCAACATAAACATTTAAATCTGCATCTGCAAAAAATTCAAATGAAACTGTAAATGATGTTTGCGTTACTCCCTGTGAAACGGAATACGAAACACG